AGTTTTGTTGTTAATGTTGTAATGAAAATAAAGTTCAATGAAAGGAAGGTCTTTGTTGAACTTATACGGAACAATACGAATAAGTGATTTTCCGTTTGCTGGCTTCCAAATTAAGTCAGACTTCTTTGATGTGTTTTGAAGGCTTTTAAAGCGATTCAATGCTAATGAAATGTCCATTTTTGTTGTTTGTTTTAAAGTTTAAAAATTAAGTTTAAGTTTGAGGTTTATTGCAATATCTCTATTACTAAATATAACCTTTTTATCATTTGATATAGTAAATCTACGAAAAATTATTGGTTTTACCAAATTTATTTTTCAATCTTATTTATTCTTCTTCGTAGGTAAAATTCTGCCTTTTTTAGGTCTTCCAGTTCCTTTTGTGGGTCTTTTTTACCGGCTCTTGCCACATATTTAACTACATTGAATAGGTAGGCATCTATATCTAATCCCCATGCTTCGCATACCTTTATTACTTCATACGGATTATCTGCTCCACCATAGTGCGCAGGCCCGTTTATCATTTCTTTGCTCATTGTAATTTATTTGTTTAAAAAGTTTTGTATATAATCAAGAGAAATATCTACTGATAAGATTATTCTTTCTGTTTCTCCATTATGTTTAACGCTGTGCATATATGGTCCGCCATCTTTAAATGCTATTAATTTTCCCTCTTTCCAAATTCTAGTTTCTTCTCCAACTTTTATTTCGCATTTTGGGTCACATACTAATCCTAAATGAATACGCATCCAATTTTGTGCCCATCCCGTATGTGGATGTATTATTGAACCTGGTACCAATCTACTAATAAATGAGTTTGCTAAATTTCCTTCGGATTCTAATTTTGAAATTATGTTTTGAATTGTTGGACAGTTTTGTTTTGCATTATCTATAACACCATTAATAAATTCCATTTCTTGCTCATTTGAATTTTCTGAAATGTATTCATCTTTAAATCGGGATATAGGAACAGCTTTCCAATAATTTTCATATAAGTAATTATCGCTGCCGTATATTTTGTATTTTGGATAATCGTGTAGCGCTTCTGGGTTAGATATAAACGCTAATACTTCTTTTTTTATTTGTGGATAGTTCTTAACTAAATCTACACATATAGGTAATTTAGCCAATCTATCATCCCAAAAATATGGCTCAGTTTGTACCTGCCGTTTCCGAAACATACTTAGTAACCTTTTCATTTGATTTTTGTATTTTATTTTTAAGTTTGATTGCCTTAGCACATAGTTCGTATTCTTCAAATTCTATTAAGTGTGGAAGATTTGTTTCTATCAGGTCTATATATTCTCTACTATCTATTGATAATGTAATATCTAATGTACCTCTAATTATGATATGAGCAAAATCTACATAACTCTTTTTATTACGAAAGCTAAAATCAATAGCATCCACAATTGATTTAGCTAAATCCAATCGGTGTGTAGTGAATATATTATCGGGAGAGTCCGTTGTAATCTCTATTGGTTTATATTTCCTTGCTGGCATACAACAAATATACGAAAAATATTTTAATTTTCCAAATTCAAAGTCTTAAATACTTTTGTAGGTATTTTTTTATGGCCGAAGTTAGATGTAATAAGAATACAGTTTCTAAATTCTTCCCAATCAATCATAAATGAATTATCAGTCTGTCCTCCTGTTTTGGACTTAACTACTTCGTTTAGGGCATTTATAGTGTATATAGTATTGGATTGTTTCTTCCTATGTACCAATATGGTTTTCCATTCGGATTGTATTGCCGCAGAACCCTTCTCCACATTGAATGTTATAAACGCTTCCTCTATTCTGGATTTGTTTTCCAAAATGAATACATTAGGATTGATTAGTGTGTAATTAGTAAGTATAAAATCTATTGATTTATCCAATTCATCCTTTATAGTAAATAAGCAAAGTAGTTGTGTATTCATTATCCGTATATTTCTTTGTTAGCTTGTTCTAATATTTTAGCAAAACGCTTATCCAATTGCATTTCAAATTTAATTTGTCCACCATATCCAACACCATCTTCTCTAACACTAATAGTAGCAATTGGTATAATATCTTTAGAAGTTGCAGCTTTATATGCCAAATATGGCGGTTCTGCATCTGTCACAGCTGTTAATCCTTGTTTAATTTGGTCAAAATCCGATGTTTTAAATATATTTTTAAGTATTGCTCTATCTAATGAATTTGGTCCAATGGCCATTGATTCCTCACCCTCACCAACTGCTTTAAGTGGAAATTCCTCTCTTATTGAGCTCAACATACCTTGCTTTAATTTTGGATTAGTTCCCAAAGCCTTAATAACAGCATGTTGATGTTCTTTATGGTTTTTTTGTACTAATTCTAAATACGATTGAGATGCTTTATCGCCTTGCTTTGCAGCGGATTGTATGGATGCCATTACAACTTTATTTATATCCCTAGATCCTTTACCAGCTTTAAGTTTATCCAATGCATCATTTAATGACATCTTTTTTGCTTTTAGGATTGATTGTAGTTCAGTATCTTTTTGAGCCGCATTTTCCAATGCTTTTACATTTTTTGAACCAAATGTATATAAATTTTTTCTTTCGTTTGATTGATATATATTTGGATTAATATTATCAGGTAAATTAGGATCCCATTCCGAAAGTTTACCTGTTCCTGAGTTTAAGAAATTTACTGCGGTTGATTTTTTCAAAGATACTTCATCCAATATTTCATCACCACCTTTTGTTTTTATTTTAAAGTATGCATCTGTTGAATATCCTTTATTCTTCTTATAATCTTTTAAACCCATAGCTTCAACTTCTCCCTGCGTATCCCACGCTCCAGCTGTTATCGTAGAATTTGGATATTCTTTAGATAGTCTATTACGAATTGCCTTTCTATTATTCATTGCGGCTTGTATCCAACTTTTAGTTACAATTCTAGTGGCCTCATTTTTTAAATTTGGATTTTTTGCCAATTGAGCGGCTTCGTGATCCATTAATGATTTATAAAATGTGTCTGCTGATTTGTCATCCATAGTAGTTCCTATCATTGTCATCAATTCACCAGCTTGTGCTGATATTTGCCCTGCTCCTCCTGGTAAATCGGAAAAATGACTCCATTTAGCAGTATCATTACTGAATTTAGAGTTCATCATTCTTTCCAATGCGACTAAATGTCTTGGTGGAACTTTTGCGTTTTTTACAACTTCTACTGGTAATTTATATAGTTGTGGCGGAGGTCCTACTTGATTTGCTTTATTCTTTTTTTCAAATGTAGCATCATCAGGTTGTTGTTTTTGTTTGTATTCTTTACTATTAAGTGTGTCTATTTTAGAAAGAGTTTTATCTTTACCACCAATTATTTTTGATTTAGTGGATTCTTTATCTTTTGGAAATACCGATGCACCTTTACCACCAAATACGGCTTTACCTTTTAACTTAGGGTCTTTATCGGATACTGGTAATTTTCCACCATAAAAGTCGGTAGCGGCCTGTATTTCTGCTGGTTTTGGAACTACATGAACTGATGGATCCATCTTTTTAACTTTGTAGATGTGTCCAGATTTTTTATTTTTTACTATAATATCTGTAGCTGCTTCATTTATAAACCCAAAATAACCTCTTGCCTTTTGAGCAAGTTCATTGGCATCGCTAACTCCGTTCTCACGAAGTATTTCGACTAATTTTGTAACCTGATGTTCTTCGTTTAAGTTTATAATACCATGTGGTACTCTATACTCCAACTCTTTAAGAATTTCTTGAAAATCTATATTCATCTTTTATTTATTTTTATATTTGAATTTGATAATACACTAGTCACATTCGCAGTATACAGCGTACCTTTATATGAAACAGTAACAATGTTTGGTTGTTTCTGATATGGTGTTGCTTCTACCGTAATTGTTTCTCCTACCTTTGCCGTAACTATGATAGGTCGTACTTCTCTTGGCGTTAATTTTATATTACCAGTTAGTACCAATTCTTTACCAATAAGCGTTGGCCAATCAGATTGAGTTATCGCTTCAGGTAATAGTGTCTTGAGTTTTATCATTCGGTTTATTTAATCAATTATATAATTACATATATGATTATATGACATAAATATACTTTTTTTAAGATAACACTTCTAAATGATTGTAATTATTTCCTTCGTATGTGCGGACAGGAAATCCACCCACTTCTAATAGGGCTTTAACCTCACTCAAAACCCAATCCCTTTCAGTCGGTTCGGTATCTATAAGGAACGCATCGTATGTATATAAAACAGGTTTGGATTTCACCTCACTCATTATTCGGTTTAACTCACCAATTTTCTTATAGTTTATTTCAGTCTCAAGGGCTTGTAATAGGTAATTAAATACCTTTTGTTTCGTTGGTGATTCTATCCGGCTAAAATGGATTCGGCGTTTGTATAGTGGAGTCGTAAGATTTCCCGAAATTACAAACCCGGCCCACATCCGGTCTAACCACTCCGCCACCTTTTGAAAGAATGGTATATCTTTGACTTCATCCGATATACCACCATATAGATAAGTAAATGTTATGGATTTTGAAGCCTCTGCATCTACTCCGTAGTATTCCGCAAGATGTTCGTGAGCCGTAACCCCCGTAGGAAACAGGTAACCTACAAGCTTACCGATTATTCGTATGTGATATGATTCAAAATCAAACCCAATCAATGTACCACCCCTAAACCGGCTTATTATGGACTCTCTACTTCTATCTCCTTTATTGAGAGCAGAGTAATTTATGTTAAGATGTCTATTGGAAGGTCTACCGGTTACCGTGTATGGATTATATTTTGTATACACTATGCCGTTGTAGATATACTGGGCATCGAAGCCAAAGGTATCAATAAATTTTTTATCATCGACCTTTACCCCAGCCCCTTCAATTTTTCCTAATTCCGTTATGGCGTCTGAATATGGTCTATACCAATCTTTTATATTTTGTATATCAGGTATAGTCCTAAGAATTTCATACCACTTCATTAATGGTATACAATCATGCATCTCGTTATAATCGTTCCTATACCCTCTATAAACCGATTCTACGAAGTCTATAAACACAAATGGTTTACCATACTCCTCAAAGTATACCCACTCATAATCTAGTCCCTGAGTCCTAATATAACGATTACCTAAAACTAATGTATGTGCATCTATTACCTTTGTTAAGTCGAACTCTGCAACAGTTTCAGCATCTATATGCTTAAAGTTTATAATACCTTCATCCTCATTTGTTCGATAGTATATGAATGACATAGTATTGCCAAACTCATGTGCCTTAGGCGAAGACCATACGGGCACAATTAGTCCAATTTTAGGTTTGGACTCTATGAAATTTGCTAATGTCAGAGTATTTTCTATTAAATTCATACGAACCAAATATACAAAAAATATTCTGATTTACGAAATTAATTTATTTAAGGTAGAATTGCAGTAGATTTGGCAGGTATAGTGCTATATTTTTTAGATTTTTTGCTGCCAATCCAATTGCTGCTTTATTTGAATTGGTAACACCTTTATCTATAAGAGTTCCATCATCTTTATATACAGGCGATATTGGGCCAGATATTCTCCACTTAACAGAATCTATTGTCCAGAATGGGTTATTTATATATTTGGAATGTTCCACATCGTCTACTTCAAATATATGCGCATCTATATCATTAGACCTTCTAATAAAGTATCTTCTAATAAATCCAATTCGATAATCATCATCATTTGGGCTTGGCACATTTGTGGTTGGTTTGTCAATTTTAAATTGGTCCAAATCTTCTGCTATATCGGTATACATACTATATAATTACTATTTATTCATTATTCTAAAATCTGCCTTTATGGTTGTTGTCCATTCCGATTTTTGTACAGAATGAGAAATTTCGGTAATCTGAAATACTCCAATTTGATTATATATTTCAGGAACACCATCTATATTAAAATACTGGCCACATCTGAATCCACTAAATCCGTCAATAGTTATAGTAACTTCAATCGGAGATAATGTTGATTTTTTTTTACCGGTTTTATCGGCATTATCTTTTTCAGATTTATGTATTTTATTTTGAATTAATGTAGAATCAGTATATATGAGGGTAATTGGATCCTTTGGTGATACCGGATTCATTAGAAATTTAATTGATTTATTTTTTATTACATCATTCAAATCTTGAGCTTCTTTTGTTGCCTCTTTTTTTGGATCTTCCTCTTTTATATTTTTTGCCCGTAGTGCTTGTGCCTGTTGGAATTTCTCTTTCATTACCAATAGCTCAACATTATTAATTGAATAGTATCCATCCGCATTACCAAATGAAGAATTATCAATAGATTTGTAAGCATCCGGTGGTAATGGTATCTCTCCGTTTATATTTTTTGCATTTGATTTTTGTAATGCATTATCTAAAAATTTTGACGAATTGAAAATAGTCCTACCAGCTACAAGATTACTCATTTCAAAATTAAAACTAAATTGCTTAACTATTGATTTAATTGTAGTTGGTTTAAATCTATAACCAGTATTATTATTTTCAGTTTGGATAGCTGGCGGCGCCAGTTTATAATCCACAACGGTTGGTTTACCATCCGTATCTTGTAATCCATATACAAGTCTGAACAATCCATAACTTGCATCATTTACTGTGCCAAGTATTTGCTCTAAAAAATCAATACGAGTATACGATTTTCTCCAAGCTTTTACAACTGTTTGGTATTTTATAAATATACTTAAAGCATCTCCCAACCTATAATCACTATTTTGTGTAGATGGAATTTGTATATCATGCTGGCTATTATATTGTAGTGGATTACTTAAATGAAAATTATATCCATTTATTTTACCATCTTTAGTTGTGGGGTCATCTGGTATTGTTATTTTATTATCCTCTTCTTTAAAATCCTTTCCTTTAGGATTTCGAGCAAACGGCATTGGTAATTTATCAGTTGGAAATATTATATCAGGAGAACTTGATATCATGTATCTATTTGATGTTACAGGAATTACTTCAACTTTTTTATTACCTATTTTAAAAACTGGCAATGTTAGTTCAAAGAAATCCGTATCAATTGCAGTTTTACCATCCTTTTGATATAGTACATAGTTCATCAATACAACTAATATAAATCGTAATGATATATACGCATCCGATGATGCTACGGTATCTTTTTGTAGCTTATTTATTTTTAAGAAGTTGAACCAATCCCTACTCCAATCAGTTTCCTTAGTTCCATCTGCATGCTCAACTACTTTATCTTTGAGTATTTGTTTAAATATATCGGAATCTAAATTAAAATCTGATGCTATTTGTTCAATTATTTGTGTCGTTTTAGTTATATCAACATCATTTGATTTTGTTTTTTCTTTTGATGAATCTTTAGTTGGGTTACATGGTATTGCCATATTTATCTGATTTCCCTGTGAAACTTCAAAATTACAACTATATGTCCCATCTTCATTTATAGAAAACGAATAATCTAAAACTTTACCAGCCACTAAATCGTATGAACCTAATGAGTTTTCAATTCTTTCTAAATATTTTGCAATCGCAGTTGTATCCGATCTAAAATATTTTGAAAAGTTTTTACAAAATGTATCATATGTTTTATTACCATCTTGATTGATAATTAATGCCTCCGATGGGTCTTTGAATGGCTTTACTTCGACTTTCGTTCCATTTTGAAACGTATTATGACTACGTTTATTTGTTACGGGTGTACCGTTTGTAGTTCCAGCTGGTTTTGGTTTAGTTGTTAATATTGTAGAATCACCCCATTCAACGATTACACTCATACCAGGTTTCATAAAAAACAATTCAAACATTTCAAACTGCTTTAATGTAAAGCATCTAACTGTAACCTTTGCGCTTTTTAATGCAGCATTTGTACCACCGGAGTCCATTGTAATTGATTCTATTATTGGAGTTGATACTTTTCTACCGGTTTCTCCGTTAGCTACTTTAATAGGTTTACCGTCAAAATCAATTCCAACTATCGTTTCCGCAGTTGAATATGATAAAGCTAGTGAATTTATGTTATTTGCAATAATGCACCCTTTATATGATTCTGGTGGTGGATTTTTTATTTTATTTTCAATATCTTCTGCACGAGTTTTTTCATCATTTGATGCAATCCCTGCACCCTGCACTACCAACGCAGCTGATGTTATCATTGCATATGGATTTTTAAATATATTTGATACTTGATTATCTTCTCTTTCTTGCAATATATCGGTTATCCAAGGCAGGAATGGCGTTAAATATGGGAATGGCATAACTTTATTTATTTATTCTTTCTAAATCATTTAATATTGCATTTATATTAGATGGTATTCTTATTTGTATCCCTTCCTTTATAAAGAAGTTTCCATCATTCATATTATTTGCAGTTGCAATAATCCACCAATATGCTTCATCGCCATAATATTTTTTAGCAAGTAAGTCGAATCTGTCGCCTGCATCGGTTATGGCATATATATCATTATCTGTAGCTTTTATCTTTGGATATATGGTGCTTTTCATATATACCCGTTGAGTATCACTATCAGCTGCCGTTAATGTGTATCTATATCTGTTTGCCATTATTTATTATATTAATTATCACTAATACCCTGTAAAATAATTTGTGTAAGTATTATTCTTTTCTTTGGATTCACCATATACATATGTATTATCTTCAATCGATGGGTGTTCTATTACTTTCATACCAATACTTACATTAAATACGGATGGGTATGGTTCTTTTGCATTTGTTCCGTCTAATTTAATTGTCTTTGGATCAGTACCAAACGTAGTTACCCATGGTACGGTATCTTCTATACTAATACCAAGTGAATCAACTATACCAAGTGTATCTTTGTATAATCCAGGAATAGTCAAATATACTAAGTTTGGATTAAATACAATCGGCGAGTATGTATTATTAGCGTATTGTATTGTTGATATTTTTTCATCTGGAAAAACTAACTTACGGATTCTATCTAAGTTAATCTTCATATTTTCCTTTTGTGTATCGTTTAAGAAATACATCTTTAATTCAAACTTTAGAGTTCTTTCAACTCCACCATATCTATATAAATTGAATGGCGACCCAACATATTTAAAATTAGATACTTCCGGTGAGAAATCTTCCGATATTCCACTTATTGTTCCCGGCAATATTATTAGATTATTCGTACCTTTACCATATAGCTTAAACTTAACATATGGCGTTGCTGTTTTATTATATGTAGTTAATGCAGCTTTAAATGTTTCATCTGTGTATTGAGTTTCTAATATATCGTTATTAAACAAATCAAATTTAGAAATCCCAGCTACCGGCGTATCGCTAATCCTATTCTGTACCACACTTCGTATCCATTCTTTCCTATTTGTACGTTGGTTTGTATGTTGCTCATATACTGGATATTGGTTACTAAATTTTGAAGTTTTTACAAGTGGTTTGCCACCAATATCTAATCTACTATACTGTGTACCATATCCAACTTGCTCATTACCGATGCCTTTAATAGCAGCGGATAGTTTTTTAATACCAGATTTACTACCATAATTATTTATTGCATTTACTGCGATTTGAGCCGCCACCTGTGCAGGCGATGCGCCCGTTTGTTTTATTTTTGCGATTAATGAACCAGGAGCAGGATTTTCTTTTATAAATACTGGCCTATCTAATTCATCTGCGGCTCTTCTTAATTGAGCTTGAGTTACTGCGGTTAAAGTTATTGGTTTAGCAAATATTTTATCACTTTTGAATATTGTATCGGAAGGTCTATTTGCATTACCACCCAATGCACCACCAATTTGATTACCAATAAGGTCTGCCAATGTGTTTGGCGATGACGTTAGTAGTGCGGCTTTTTTTGGAATATCAACAAAACCTCTGGTGTTGATTAATATTTTGGCAGTTATTCCGTATAATTCACTATTTTTCTTTTTAAATAAATCTAATATGGTTGCCATTTAATATTCTTTTATATAAATATGCTATAAATTAAAATACGATTATTTCTTAACCCTGCTTAACCTTTGGCCGGATTCATTGCTTTTGCATTATCTGCTCTTCTTTTAATCATATCAGTAACCTGTCTACCATCTATTTGTAATACAGTTGCGGCTTGTGCATTATCCGTCATTACTGCCATTAGTGCTTGTAGGTTTTTATTTACTAGCACAAGCTGTGTTATTTGTTGGTCCATATGTGCAATGTTTTTTGCACTATCCTGTGCTATGTTAAAGTTATTATTTGCACTTTGTGCCAATGTAATTCTACCACCTGCTCCTGCAAATGCAGTCATTCTTATCCAAGGTATATCATTAATTGCTTTTGTATTAACTGCTGCTAAACTTTGTAAAGCGGATGCAAGGTTCATAAATGCTAATGTTGTTGTTTCCATTAAACGTCCGACACCAGCCAATCCCATTAATTGAGAATTTAAAAATCCAATAGAAGTTGCGAATGCATTAACTGCGGCCGTTCTATCTGCTGTTAAATAATCAGTTGTAGCTTTTGCAACACTTGCCATACCAGTACCAACTGCTTCGGCACTTTCTGAATTAAATCCCGATAAATTAGTATTAAAACTTCCAATTGCTGTTGATATCGCAGTTACTCCACCTGCGTCTAATGCTGCGAATCTTTGGAATTTAGTAATTAAATCCTCTTTACCACCACCAAAGAAAGATGATATTCCTTCTCCTAAACTAGACCAGAAGCCTTCGCCTGAACCTTTGTATGTTGCCATTGCATTACCAAATGCGGTAAATGCTTCTGCGTTATTTTTTGTTTTTTGTACATCAATCCCATCTATTGCCGCAAATTCTTTAAATTTACCTAATGGGGTTGGTACTTTTAAGAAAGATGATACACCTTGTGCTAATGCATCACCAATTCCAGCACCACTTCCTTTATATGTTGCCATTGCATTACCAAATACGGTAAATGCTTCTGCATTTGCTTTTAATATAGTATTATCAGGAACAAGTAATTCTTTACCAAATTCCTTCATTTGTTCTATTGGTGGTTTTACTTTAAAGAATTTACCCAATCCATCTGCTAATACACCACCCAACGAACCACCACTACCTTTATATGAATCCATTGCGGTAGCAAATGCAGTAAATGTTTCCGCATTTTTCTTAATTGTATCCGCATTTGCAATTTCCGAAGCTCCAAATTTTGCCATCTTATCTATTGGTAATTCGGTATCACCTCCAAAGAATTTTGCAATACCATTTGCAATACCACCAACCATATTACCAAGTCCACTTGCAGCATTTCCTAATCCAGATGCTGCCATTGCTTTTGAATATGCTACGATTGCATCTGCATTATTTTTTACTTTATCAGCGTTAATATTTGCTTCTGCAAATTTTTCTACTTTTTTAATCGTATCTTCTATGCCACCGCCAAATAAACTACCAACTAAATTACCTATACCAGATAATACAGCTCCTGCTCCCATTGCTGCCATACCAACTCCTAATGCAGCAACTCCTACCCCCACATCTTTTAAATTATCACCATTGATACCATTGAATGCCATAAATCCTTCTGCTAATGTTGGTAATGCTTTACCCAATATCCAAGCAGCTCCTGCTATTCCTGCTCCTATCAAAGTGATAGAACCTGCTAATATACCGGCTCCTACTAATATCATAGGGTCTGCAAATGCTTTTAATCCAGCTGCTAATCCGGTTAGTACACCTTCAATTAACGCACCAAATCCTTTACCAACACTTTTTAAGAAATTACCTATTCCTTTACCAAATTCTGCTATTCCTTTACCTAAAGGTTTTGCTTTTTCTAATACCGGAGCTGCTGCTTCAATTTGTGCAGCTACACTTGCAATAGGCCCTTCTGCCGCTCCACCGCCTCCACCACCATCGCCACCTTCTTCGCCTCCGCCTCCACCACCAGTTATCATTCCTGCAATATCACCACCTTTTTTTCCAAACATCTTACTCATTCCGGTTGTTAATAAACCACCACCTGCAGTAACCAATCCCTCTCTTAAAGTTTTACCTATATCAAATTTCTCCTGCTCTTTTATTTGTTCGACCTGAAGTTTTTGATATTCTTTACTTGCTAGTACTGCGGCTTGGATTGTATTTGCTAATTCAGCTTCCTTTTTGGCCATATCATTTTGAGCCATTAGGTACGTTTTATACCCAGGAGAATTTAGATACGCATCGGTTATTTGGCCTGAAAGTTTTGCATCAATTATTGCCGTAGCTGCTGATATTTGTGCACTTTTTGCGGCTAATGTTTGTTCTGCTGCTTGCTTTGTTCCTAAAAATTGTTGATTGCCACCTTTTGCGCTTCCTGCTTGCAATCCACCAACTGCTGCGCCAGTATTCTGTGCTACCTTTGATATAGAGCTTAAATCCAATCCACCAAGAGCTTGTTGTAAGGCTTCTTGCTGGAACATATCCATATCTTTGGGGTCTAATCCTTGTGATTTTAATGCTTTCAAGCCGCCTTCCGTATCTCCGGATGCAAACTTAGCTCTAACCTCTGATAGGTCTACTTGCTTTCCTAATAATGTACTTAGCTGCATTTCCGATTTGATACTATCTTTATAATTTAGTACCATATTTTTACCTGCTTTGGCTATATCGCCAAAACTGACCCCCAAAGTTTGTGCGTATGCAACTTGCTTTGCTAATGCAGGTCCACTTTTAATTTGATATGAAAGTGCATCCTTTGAATTTTGTGCAATTTCTTCCATTAACTTACCAAGTCCAATATGTGCTTGGTCTGCCATTGCTCTAAGTCCCTCTTGTAAATTCATTGCAGTTTTTGCAGATACCTTATCAGTTCTCTGGAAGTATTCATTTATTTCTGCTATATTATCAACGGATTGTCCAGTCCTTGTTGCCATTATTGCCATATCTGCCGCTACAGCCGATGATGGCATTTTACCAGTTGCAGAAGCTGCTGCGGTCATTGCCGATGCAACTTGCTCAGCACCCACTCCTGCTAATTGCATTTGAGCTGCACCATATCCTATACTACCAATACCTTTGCCAAATAATGCGGTTTTAGAAGCTGCTTCAAATTGTGCAGCACCTTGCTTCAACTGCGAATTAAATTGAACCATTGCCTTTTGTACGGCAAATGCACCATCTATTTGGATTTGATTAATATTATTAGCTGTGTCAATCTGATTTCTTTGCCTTTCATTTTCTATTTTTCTAGGGATAAACTGTGCTTCTATTTCAAGCTTTTTAACATCCATAGCAGTTTGAATACGATTCTTTCTAATGTCAAACTCATTTTGCATTGCTACTTCAATCGGTGCACCAAAGTAATCATATGCCACCTTTGCCAATGCGGCACCTAATGCGAATGTTGCCGCCTTAAATGCTAATGTATCTTTTATGTTTGTTTTTAATAATGTATTTAATTCACCCATTGCTGGTATACCACTAAAGCTACCCATCACTCTATCTAGTCCTTCTGATTGTACCGTAGCTCCCTTCATACTTTTACTAAACATTTCCCCCTCTTTGGTCATACCGCCAATAACTCCTCGTAATTCTTCCGATGATACTTTGCTCATATCAATCATACTAGCTACGTCTTGAAATTCATCTGCTTCACGTTTAATAAGTGCTACACGATCTTCATTTGATATTCTACCTAATGCATATTCTTTATTGGCTTTTGCTATAGATGTATGCATGTTTTTATATGCATCATTTATAGCTATTACTTGCTTTTGGGTTTTTGTATTTTGTACCCCACCCTCTTTAAGCAATGTAGCTATACTTAATGATACATCTTTTACTTTTCCAAAATTATCAGCTGTTATTTGTGCTAATTTTTGGTTTTTTTTCATTGTATTTCCGATACTAATTAAAGTATCATCCATATCCTCATAATCTTGTACCTGATTATCAATGGCTTTATTTATTTCATCAATCTGCTTCTTTAAATCTTTTGATTTTTTGACTTGCTCGGTAATCATTGACGATTGTAGTTTATCGCCATCAAAAAGATTTCGTTTGAGGTCTTTTATTGTTTTAAGAGTTTTTTCATAATCTTTTAACAACTTATTCAACTGCTCTTGACCTGTTATTTCATTTTTATTTACTGCCATTGTATACTATAAATAATATGATTAATATCCTCTATATTTTTTAATAAGAGAATCGGTATAACTTGTATCCATTCCACGCTTTTCTTTTATTTTTTTTACTTTTGTCATAAGGTCAATAAAAGAATCTTCCCAACCATCAAATGCGTTTGCCAATTGGGGATCGGTTTTTCTAACAGTATCTAAGAATTTTTCTTTCTTTGCGGGATTACTTGAACCAAAAAAGTCAAATATTTTATCAAGAAGTTTTGCTTCTACCAGTCTACGTTTGGGCATAGTGTTATTATTATATACACATAAATATAAACAAACTAAATTAAATTACTTACGTCTTACCATTGATGCTGATTTGGACTTACGAGATGATTCATCAAATTGCTTTTTCTCTGCATCCTTAGCACCTGTAAGTTCTCGATAATAAAATTCTCGAAGTTTTGTAGGCATATAGTATACATCATTCCAATTGAATCCACCATTGGAATAATATACCATTTGAAATATTTTTTTATGAAGATAAACGCTATAATCAGTCGGTAGGGTAAAAAAAGCTCACTCCAAAAGGAATACGAAGTGCCTCCGTCTCACCAGTTACAGGGGATGTATAATCAAATGTCAAATCTAAATCAGGAGTTATTTTACTAATATACTTTCGCAATGCTTTTGAATCTCCGGCTAATAAACGATTTGTTACAAAATTACTGATTGCTCCGAACTCTCTATTACCATCAACTTCGATAATAATTTTTCTGTATCGTGTTGTAATCTCATTACCCGTCTTTAATGTTTTCTCACTAGCTTCAATATCCTTATTAATAACCAATTCGTCACCGTGTGTTAAAATTTTAAACTTAATAGGAGTATTTGATATTGGTAATACAAAGTCATATTCATTACTTCTATTTAATAATGATTCATCTATTTCTTTGATTTTTATTTTAGATAAATCAATGACCGTATTAACTTCATCACCGTCAAATGGGTCGTTTAATTTAACATCATAATTTGCTCCAAATGCAAGAATACGACTTGTTATGAGTATTGCGTTTTTATCGCCAATAACTAAATCGTTTATATTAACACCAGGCTCAACTACAATTGATTCTAAAAGCTTATCAAGTTGTATACCTTTTTTAATTAAATTGGCAGATGTTAAAATATCCTCTTCCTTTGCTGTCATTAATTTAACAGTAAGCTCTCCTTTGGATAATGGATTACTTTCTGGATATACCAAGCCTTTTGACGGCAATGATATAACTTCAGTCGGAAATGGATATGTTTTTTGTGATTGCGGTGGAGTGGGTGCTTTTCCTAATCCTCTAGTAATTTGTTGTTCGATTTGTTCGTCCATTTTTATAACTTTATTTTAGTTTGTAATAGTGTGTTTAATAATATATATAATGTTTTTAAAAAAAGAAAAGGGACAACACCATAAGTGCGTCCCTTTTTATTATTTTGTTTTTTAATAGATTAATACTCTAATATAGCGTAATCGTAGGTAAGTGTCAATTCTATTGAAAGTGGGTCATTTGAACTCCAATCTAGCTCACCAAAGTTTGCCGAACTGATAAATGCTCCTTTTAATGTCCATTGCTCTATTTTATCACCTACTGGTCCAAGTAAATAGAAATTAATATCTTTTTTGTAGAAAGCTGCGTATCCATCACGACCTGTTAATGATTCATGTGATAATCTCACCCAGTCCATCACTTGCTGTGCGCCGGATGGTACAATGGGGTCATATAATGTGATTGATACATCATCCCATGTAGATTTACCTTTTATTTTTCTTTTTACGTTAATATGGTCAAGCTCAACTACTTCCGATGTAAATGTTGGTCTAGCAGCGGTCTTAACTAAATATGATTGTATTCCGTCTATTTCCATTATAAATCTATTACCTAATTTCGGTTCAAAATTAGTATAGAACATTTGGTCAAATCCTAATATATCTGGCATTTTATTTTATTTTAATTGTTTCGTAATAATAAATATTGTTTTTTTAAATTATCCACCAAAAGATGCTCCGGTTGGTAAAATGTTGAAATCAATTTGGATAAATTCCGCCGTTTTAGTAGGTTGTAAGTAAATTGAACCTTTTAAGAAGTTTCTATCAATTACATCCGGAGTATTATTTGTTTCATCCATCACCACTTTGAAAGCGTATAAACCTTGTCTTTGTTGTATAGCCTCTAAGTAAGGATTAGCTATGTTTATGAACTTATTACGAGTTGTTGCTGTATTTTGTTCAAAAATTAAGTATTTAGAAGTTGATGCGATATATTTTCTAACAGTCAATAAAAGTCTGCGTACATTAATTCTATCTAATGCAGATGCTTTACTTTGAAGCGTTTTTTGTCCAAATACTACGATTCCGGTTCCAGGGAATTGAGCGATTGGATTTACCTTTCCTTCATACAACGTATCTCTTTCAGCGTGTGTTAATCTATTCAATACACTAACTGCTCCGGTAAGTCCACCACGATTTAAACCTGCTGGTGCGAACCATTCAGCTGCTACTCTATCATTGCTTGCGAAAACGCCAGGTAACAATACAGAAGGCGGTACGGATATAAGTTTGTTAGTATTTACATCAATTGTTTTAATCCAAGGATAGTAAGTTGCTGCGTAGTTAGTATCTACTGCTGCGGCCTGTATAGTCGCTTGTTCGATAGTATCTGCGTATGCAGTTGTATCCATAATATAGAAGGCGTCAGAACGATATTCAACCATATCAATTATAGATGTTGCCGTTGAATTGTGTAATCTTTTAATAACACCAGGTGCTACTACCATATTAATATCCCATTCGTCTGAATTTGATAATGCGTTAATATGTTTAGCGTATGCCAAACTACCCATTGAAGTAGATGTAGTAAGGTCAAATCCTTGTGTATTACCTGGTACAATATCAGCTCCTTTTGCCTTTACAATTGTTGGCGCCATACCATCAAATCCTTCTTGGAATGCTACAATCAAGTTTCTAACTGCAATATCAGCTGCGGCAGAACCTGTAAGTGGGTAATTAAATGTAGTATCTAATGTGATTGCTACGTTTGAACCCGTTGTTGCTGCTGTGTTTGTGCTTGGTATTGGTGCAAGGTATATATCATTATCCGCATTAAAATCCAAATCAATACCACCAAAAGTTGTTGAATCTGCTGCTACAATAGATGCCGAAGGTATAGTTGCTGCTAATGGTGATGGTATGGTAAATGGTAATTGATACGGAGCGTGTCCATAAGGTACGGCCGGTGTTGGTATCAATGAGGTATCTAATGATGCATCTCTATATGCACTAACAAGTCTAACATATTTTGAATTGTTTACCCAATCACCATATTCAGTAATTTTACCAGTGCTTGAGATACTTTTATATCTATCACCAATTACTCTATAAATATAATTTGCCGATGTTGGGTCAAGGTTTAGATTTGTATATGTTTCTAATACACTCTTTGTTTTATTGGTATCATCGAATGCTCTAACAGTTATAGTAAACGTACCATAATCAGTTCCAGATACAGAACCTGCTCTTTTAATATTTGAGATGCCAATTTTTACTTTAGTGTTTGCTGCGTTGCCTGCTCCAATTGTTTCAAAACGAAATAGATTATATCTTTGACCTGCGATTAATTGTGATTGGATGTAAGGAGTACGTGCTTCTTTTGCATCCATTGCAAATTGCTGTGTACCTAATAGGGTAAATGATGCTGAACTAAAAGCATCGAAAGGTATTTTACCAGTCGTATTAGTAGCACTATATTTGATATTTTTAAAGAATGCGTATACATATGCGCCTTTAGGTCCTAACGGGTCATTTCCGAATACATTTATAATATTATTAGGATCATCTGGATCAATTGAAGTTGAACCAGAAAAAGTATTTGAGTTAGATCCGGTAATGGTTATATTAAAATCACCAGCTCCTACTGAAGATGTTGCGAATATATTAGATCCACTCAATCCCGTTGATAATGTATTATTTGATGTTGGGAACAATACAGCAATAGAAGCAGTGTATGCACTAGCTCCACTACCAGATGTTACCGATAATAAAATTGGAACAGAAGCACTATATCCATTCAATCCCAAAACTCTACATATTGTAGCCGTTCCAGATTCTTTAAGATACGATTGTACTGCTAATGGTGTGTAATATGTATCATCTACCGTTCCGAATAAAGTTTGAAAATCTGCTTGCGATTCTACGATAGTTGGTACTATTGGCCCTTCTTTAAAAGGCCCTATGAATGCTGCGCCAATTGCAGCAACTCCTTGCTGTAAAAATGATAGGTCGTTTTCTCTTGTGAATACGCCTGGTGATACTATTTTTTCTGCCATTGTATATTGTTTTTAAATTTTGATTTCTCAATATAAATATAATATTCAAAATCAAAACATAAATTATATAGTATAATACTATAAAATTTTTAAATTAATAGCCAAATCGGAGCTTATACATTATATTTTATTTTAACTGATTTGACTTATTATATAGTTTTCTATCACACTATCGTCTATCCCCCATACATCTATTACTTCTTGGGGTATATTTAAAGTACCGCTACTTACCACTTCTCCACTTTCGGTCTGTAGTTCATAGTAACTCATTGTACTCACTGGATAGCCTGTCATAAACCATTTTATTTTGGTTATTACTTTTGTTGTTGTAATTGTTATTTCTTTCATATTATATTTTTAGTTGATTATAAAGTATGCAAAGGTTGATGTATCGGCTACGTTTGATGATGATACTGCAAATGAAGTACCGGCTGATTTAGCACCTATGTATAATGCTCCTGGTGTTCCTCCTACTATTTGAGTGGTTAGATAAATTAATGAGTTAGCAGTAACTGTTGTATTGCTTACTAGTGTATTACCTGCTACCAGTGTTGCTGTACCTACTCTCGCATTTGAACCCGAAGGCATGAATAGAGAACCTGTTATTACAGCTGACCCCGATACCCATAGTGAGCCTGATGGACCTGGTGATACTTGTAATTTATAACCATTATCGGTAGCAGTACCGCCAATTATTGTATTACCGTTAAAATAATTTTTTACATTTACATTTGTTTGATAAACACCCCAGCTACCAGTAGTAACACTGTTAGCGTCATGATTTAAGTATACACCGTACCTATTTGCTATCGACGCTGTTACTGTACCTTGTAAAACTGCAGGATCTGTTGTAAAATCAACGAATGTACCAAGTGTATTAGTAGTACCGGTACCGAAATATGGTCTACTAAAGAATCCATATTGTACACTACTAGTATATATTCCACCGTTGTATACTGGAA